CTTTATTTATTTCTCTAAGCAAAGCATTGAGATGTTTGCCAACGATGAGAAGCGTGAGGTGGTTGGACCAATTATGATTCCTAACAAGGAAATCCTAAGACAGTCTGCTGAGAATGGTTTTTACTATGTACGCTTTACCGAAGATACAATTAGAGATATAATGTACAACTACTCCAAGAAGGGGTTGTTTAACGAATTTGGCATACAGCACGAGAATGATACTACTGATGTTGTGATGCTAGAGATTTGGATGAAAGAATCCGATAACGATAAGTCTACGGACTACGGATTTGATTTACCAAACGGAACAGTATTCGTAAAGGCTAAGATTGAGTCTGACGAATTATTCAATGCAATTAAGGATGGGGAGATAAATGGTTTCTCTATTGAGATTGCTGCTAATATAACACCAACAAACAAAGAAGAAATGACTGAATTTTCATTTGCTAAGGAGCTTGGTAAGTTAGAGGCTCAATTTGAGACAATGACTAATAAGTTCCAAGAGCGTATCGAAGGGTTGGAATCTGAGAATGAGATTCTATTATCCGCATTGACATCTTTTGAAGAGAAGTTTGCAGGAGTGGAAGATTTAAAATCCGCTATTGAAATGATTCAAAAGCACATCGAATCTATGGGCGATATGGCTCAAGAGGAAGATGAAGAAGAAAAGGAAGAAATGGCTGAAGACTCTAAAGAAGAGGAAGAGGACATGAAAGAAGAAGAAAAGTACGAAGCTACTGAGGAAGAAGTAAACGAGCAAGAAGTTGAAGAGCAATTTACCGCACAGCAGACAGAAGAAGTTGTCGCTGAGGAAGTAGATAAAACTATTAACTTTGAAACAATCACTTCTGAAAAAATAAATCTTATCAATAAGCACTTTCCGAGCTTGTACTAAGATTTTGTAAATTAACTTAAACGAATTTTTTTTAAAACTATTATATAATGGCAACTACTATTAATACCACTCCTGATTTAGCGAATACTGAATCGTTATGGGGAGACCGTAGCAGAGATTTATTTATCGATGCAATGGTAAAATCGGCGGCTTTACTTGACCGCTTCACACTTGTTGATGGTGTAAAAAATAAAGTAAACATTCCTATTTTTACTGCAAGTACTCAGGCTTTTCAAGTTGGAGATGACTGTGAGTTTTCAAACAACAATGATGCTTCTATCACAGAAAAAGAGATGAGCGTTGAAACTTACTCTTGGAACTTTAAAAACTGTAAACACGCATTAGAAAAGTCTTATCGTGGTATCGCACTAAAGAAAGGACAGCACAATCCTGAAACAATGGATGTTGAGTTCCGTAATTGGGTGTTTGATTACTTCGCAAAATTAGCTGCTCAAAAAACTTTGAGTCTTGCTGCTGTAGGTCTTTTGACTGAAATGGAAAATGATTCTGATGTTATCGATGCTGACCACGACAAGGCTACATTAGATGCAAGTAACATTATAGATGCAATGGAAATTGCTTATAAGGGTATGAGCGAAGTTATGTTGGCTGCTGTTTATGGTGATGCTGACCGTGAGTACAAACCTGCGTTCTTCTTGAACACTAAATTGTACCAACTGTACCAAATCGCTATTGCTCAAGAGCATACTACAACTCCTGCAGGTATCATCGCAGGTGAGCTTCCAACATTCTACGGAATGGAGGTTATTCACTTTTCAGGATTTAACAATGAATCAGGTGAAGCCGATAACGATGAAAAATTCTTCATCTCAGCTCCAAGTAACTTGGTTATGTTGACTGACGATTACAATGATGTAATGGCTATTGATTCTGAGTACGAAGCTAAAGAAAATGCTGAGTACATTTGGGGACGTTTCAAAGTAGGTTTCTCTTACATGAAAGGAAGTGAAATTGTACTTGCTGCAAATCCTTCTTAATAACTGAATAATAACAAAGGGGAGGGTTCTGCCCTCCCTTTTTAATACCTTATAAAAAATGGCTTGTTCTGTAACCTTATCAGGAATTACTTACGACTGCGCAGACTTGGGTATAGGTGGTATAACAAAGTTATCTATCGCAGCTAAGTCAGAAGTAGACACAGTAATAGCAGGGTCTTCTCTCGTTATAAACGAAGATACCCGTGTTGTTTCTACTGCAGGTGTTGTCGCAAATGTTGCTGATTACACATTTAACCTTAAAGACGGATTCTCTGCTTTCAACGAAGTAAAGACCGTTAACGCTGACGGTACGTCAACTACCGTTCCTTCTATTACTGTAGAGTTTCCTAAGATGAAAGCTGCTACTGTAAGTGAACTTAATGAACTTGCAACTGCAGGTGCTGAGTTAGTAGCTTTTGTTGAAACTGCTGCAGGTACTCATCACCTAGTGGGTGCTGACTACGGATTGTATGCTGCTACTGTCGATATGTCTTCAGGTGCTGCTCGTGGTGAGAAAAACCGTGTTCAACTTACCCTAACAGGTGAGGAAAACGGTCTTGCCTACAGCATCGCTTCGGCTGCTGACTTTGCTACAATCATTGGTTAATACCAATCTTGTAAATTATAACAAGGGGAGTGGAGTAATCCTCTCCCCTTTTTTAATATAAAAAATATATGGCTTTCAACTGCTCGATAATACTTAGCGACATTGACATCAACTGTAACAAGAGAACTACAGGCGGTATCAAGAAAGCTATTTTAACACTACAAAGTGATATTACTATCACCTTCAATCCTTCTGATGAAACTCAAGTTACTAATGTAGACTTGCTTGAATCAGATACAGTTGTATTTGAACACAACAAAAAAGACGGTACTACATCTTTTGGTGAAAACAAAAACACTACAAACGGACTAGGTTTAGTTGCTACAAATATTGTAATCCAATCTCCTGTTGTAGATAATAAAGTAAATAAGATTGACTATATGTCTCGTAGAGAAGACATCGTTTGTGTCTTGTTGCATAATAACGATAGCGTTAGTATCTCAGGATGGATGGATGGATTGACTATGAACTACGAGGCTTCTTCAGGAACAGGTGTTAGTGATAAGTCTTTTGTGAATATTAATCTAAACACAGAAAGCGGAATAGCTTCTTTGTTATTGGATAGCAAATCGGTATTCACTGACCAAACAATTTTTGATTAATGAGTTATTTAACCAATTCGGGTAGCGGCTTTCTTTCTAATGCAGTAACTACTGTATCCAATGTAAAGTCTTACCTTATAAACAAAACAGGATACCTTGTTGATGCTATCAGAATAGGCATTGGTGACTTCGGTCAAAGGGTGTTAGACGATGGTGGTACTGTAGAGGCATCTGCTGAGGCTGCTGCATCGTACAGAGACATTACCAAAGACATCTACGACCAAGCATCTCTCGTGTTGTTTCCAAGTGGATACAAAGAATCTAAGGTGTATAGCCACAAGCCTGTAGATGGTAGCGGAGACTTTACCTATACGAGAGGTACAGATACTGCTACGAGGGTAGGAGCTGATGGATACATCAAGAAGGAAAGAGCAAACCTATTGCTCCAAAGTAATCAGTTTGATACTACTTGGGGTGGAGACCTTAATAAGCGTTCTATAACAAGCGGTTTTTCGGGATACGATGGAACTAATTCCGCTTGGAAATTAGAGGCTATATCTGACAATAATTTTTCATCAATTACTCAATCAGTTTCAAATACGGGAGTTGAGACATTTAGCGTATATGCTAAAGCAGGGACATCCAACTTTTTTAGAATACAGATAACGGGTGGAACAAATACTTCTGCGTCTTATTTTGATTTAAGCGGCAATGGAGCGGTAGG